TGAGAACGGCGGCCGCCTGCGCGTCCTCGCCGCCGACGTCGACACCGCCGACGGCGTCACCCCCTGGCCGCTCGCCCTCGTCGACGAGCTCCACCGCGCCCGGAGCGCCGAGTTGTACGCCGTGCTCCGCGCCGGCCTCGAGGCGCGCGGCGCCCAGATGCTCGCGATCTCGACCGCCGGCACGAACCTCAACTCGCCGCTCGGCGTGATGCGCCGCGCCGCCTACCGCCTCCCGATCCTCGAGCGCGACGGCAAGCATCGCCGCGCCGCCACCGAGGACGGCAGCTACGTGATGCACGAATGGGCGCTCGACCCGACCGACGACCCCGATGACATGCGCGCCGTCAAGCAGGCCAACCCCGCGCCCTGGCACACCCTCCAGGCGCTCTCGCGCCGGCACGACTCCCCGTCGATGACCCCGTGGACCTGGCGCCGGTTCGCCTGCAACCTGTGGCAGTCGACCGCCGACCCGTGGCTCCCCGCCGGCGCCTGGGACGCCCTCGCGCGCCCCGGCATGGTTATCCCCGCCCGCTCGCCGGCGTGGCTCGGCGTCTTCCGCCACCGGGAGACCCTGAGCGCGCTGGTCGCCGTCGCGCACGACCCGCGCCGCGCCAGTGGCTGGGCGGTCTGGTCCGAGGTCCTCGCCCCTGAGCGCGGGCCGGTCGCCCTCGGCGACGTCGAGGAGGCGGTCCGCCGCGCCTCGATCCGCTTCGACCTCCGCGCCGTGGTGTTCGACCCCCAGCAGTTCGGCCGGTCCGCGGAGATCCTCGCCGACGAGGGGATCTTCATGGTGCCGATGCCCAACACGAACGCGCGCATGGCTCCCGCCAGCGACGAGCTCTACCAGGCGATCGTCGGCGGCGACCTGGTCCACAACGACGACCCGACCCTCGCCGCGCACGTCGACGCCGGCGCGATCGCCCGCACCGAGCGCGGCTGGCGCCTCACCGCCCGCGGCGCCGACGGCGACGTCGAGCTCCTGATGGCGCTGGTGATGGCCCTCGACGCCGCCTCGAGCGGCCTCGAGCGCCCCCGCCGCAAGCGCGCGATCGCCGTGTAGCGGCAGGCCACAGGAGATCGCCCAGTGGGTCTGCCCGGCCCCTTATCATGTGCCCGTGCTCGCCGCCCGACGTCAACTGGCCCCCCATGCTGCGAGCACCCGCACACCTTCCTGACGTCGGCTCCCTCTCAGCGACCGGCCAGTCGTTGACGAGCGAAAACATCGTCCTTCGCGTGCTAGACACGCCCCCATAACCAGTTCGGGCGCGACGCCCGACTTTGGGAAGCAAGCGTCGCGCCCGGAGAGAGGAGATGACCTCAGTGGCCATCCAAGCCCAACCATACGTCCCGCCGCCGACCGGCGGCACCCCCATCCTCGACGAGGCGGCCGCGCGCACCTTTCGGCGCCTCGAGCTCGCCGACGGCGACCTTGACACTGCATTCGACCGGCTCGGCGCCGGCGTCAACGCAGCCACCTTCCGACAGCTCGCCGGCGAGTGGGGAGCCCGGCCGAGCCCGTGCCTCCTGGGAGCGATGATCGCCGTTGAAATCGACCGCGCCAACCGGCAGTCCCTCCTCCGCGCCGAGCGCGCCTACCTCGACGCCGAGCGCCGCTGGCGCATCGACGTCCACCCCGGCCAGCTTGCCCTCGACGGGATCGAGCCCGGCCGACACATCCCCGGCGACACGATCACCCACCGCCAGGAGCTCGTGCTCGCCGTGCGGATCCGCGCGCACAACTGCTGCGAGGACTGCGGCCGCTCGGAGCGGGGCCGCCGATTCGACATCCACCACCTGACCTACGAGCGCTACGGCCACGAGCTCCCCGACGACGTCCTGTGGATCTGCCGCGGCTGCCACGACCGGCGCCACGGCCTCGTCGACGGCCACCCGCCACCCCCGGTCTAGAGCGCCCGTTTGTCATCTGCTCACAGTTTGTGTGAGCCGGGCCCCGCCGGCGCGTTAGTACACCGGCCAGATTCCTGTTGGTGATCTGCACACAGGCGTACCCTTCGCCGGGATGGCGGCGCTCGACGCGATCGTGGACCCGATCAGCCTCGCCGACCGATGCGATCGGGAGCTCGACCGCCGCGCCGGCCCCCTGAACCGCTTCTGGGACTACTACCGCGGCGAGGCCCAGGTCCTCTACGCGACCGTCAAGTTCCGCGAGGCGTTCGGGCGGCTGCTCAACGAGATCACCGACAACTGGTGCGGCGTCGTGATCGACAGCGCCGTCGAGCGCCTCCGCGTGACCGGCTTCCGTTTCGGCGCCGACGAGTCCGCCGACGACGACGCCTGGGCGATCTGGCAGTCGAGCCAGATGGACGCCGACCAGGTCCAGGCCCATGAGGAGGCCTCGATCACCGGCCTCTGCTACCTGCTCGTCGAGCCGCCCGCCGAGACCGACACCGGCCTCCCCAGGATCTCGCCGCTGTCGCCGCTCGAGGCGGTCACCGTCAACGCCCCCGCGAACCGCCGCCGCCGGATCGCCGGCTACCGCCGGTTCGTCAACGAGCTCGGGATCCCCGAGGCGCGGGTCTACCTCCCCGACCGCGCGATCGTGCTGATGACCGACCCCGAGCGGATGCCGGCGCCGACCGACCTCGAGGGCGACCACGTCGAGTACGGCAACTGGCAGGTCGTCGGCGAGATCGATAACCCCGCCGGCGTGGTTCCGATGGTCGAGATGGTCAACAAGTCGCACCTCGGCCGCGGCGGCGAGTCGGACCTCCAGCCGATCCTCTCTAAGCAGGACGTGATCAACAAGTTCCTGGTCGACGCCGTCGTCAACTCCGAGTACAGCGCCTACTTCCAGCGGTGGGCGACCGGGATCCAACTCGAGACCGACGGCCGCGGGAAGGCGGTCCCGCCCGAGCAACTCATGTCCGGCGTCAACTCACTATTCGTGAGCGAGAACGACGCCGCCAAGTTCGGCGCGTTCCCCGCCTCCGACGGCAAGGTGTTCGTGGCGCTGATCGAGATGCTGGTCCAGCACGTCGCCGCGCAGACCCGCACCCCGCCGCACTACCTCACCGCCGGCCTCGGCCAGTGGCCGAGCGCCGACTCGCTGCGCGCCTCGGAGGAGGGCCTGGTCCAGAAGTGCCGGCGCAAGATCCTCGAGTTCGGCGAGGAGCACGAAGAATCGATGCGGATCTCGTTCCTCATGCTCGGCGACACCGACCGCGGCCACAACTACGCGCTCGAGACCATCTGGGCCGACCCGCAGCGCGTGAGCATCGCGCAGATCACCGACGCCGCGGTCAAGGCCCGCCAGTCGCTCGACGTCCCGCGCGTCGCGACCTGGCGCATGATCGGCGCCAGCCCGCAGGAGATCGACGAGTGGGAGGAGGAGCTTGCCGAGGAACGCGCCGCCGAACCGCCCGAGCCCGAGGCCCCGGCCGGCCCGCCCGTGCCTGCGCCCCCCGGCGCTACTGTTCCCGCTAGCTGATGGCCGACGCGCCCGCCCCGCCCGCGAACACACCGCCTCCCGCGGACCCGCCGCCCCCAGCCGACCCGCCGCAGGATCCCGCCGCCCCGTCGACCGACGACGTGATCAAGAACCCGCAGGTCGTGCTCGACCTGCTCTCCCAGACCCGCGATTCCGAGCGGCGGCTGAACCGGCGGATCAAGGACTTCGAGCGCGCCGAGCGCGACCGCTCCGAGGCCGCCAAGACCGAGCTCGAGCGCGCGACCGACCGCGCCACGACCGCGGAAACCTCGCTCCAGGGGGAGCAGCTAGGCCGGCTACGGCTCGAGGTCGCGCTCGAGCAACTCGCCGGCGACAACCCCGCCGTCAAGATGGCGATCGCGATGGCGCCCCGGCTCCAGGGGTCGACCCGCGAGGAGTTGATCGCCGACGCCGGCCAGATGCGCTCGCTCCTCGGCCAGCAGCCACCCGGCAGCAACGGCACACCGCCGCCCGCCGGCGGGTTCGACTTCGGCTCCGGGAGCCGCCTCCCCGCCGCCGGCGCCCCCGCAGCGAACACTGACGCTGGTTTCAGCGCCGCCCTGCGCCGCGCCGCCGGACGCTAGGCAGCCAGGCGAGCCGTCACGCCGCCAGGGCCCCCGCGGGGCCCGACCGCGGCCCCTAAGGCCTCCCCGCCGGCCGCCCCGGCAGAACGCCTGTCGTGGCGTCTGGGCCGGGTGTACGATTCGCCGCGTTGACGACTTGATCTGAGCGGCGGCGCCCGCCGCGGGCGCGGTCCCGGAGGGCGCGATGCCCTCGACGCCGCCAGCGCAGATCGAGAAGCCGGCCCTCCTCAGCCCGCAGGCGCGACGCCGGCGGGCGAGCGAACACAAGTTCATCGCTCGCCCCAAGGAGGGCCCGTGTCCTTCACCGACGTCCCGATCAACCGCGGCGACGCCGCGGCCCTGATCCCCCAGGAACAGGCCAGGGAGATCATCCAACTCCTGCCGCAGTCGTCAGTCGCGCTGCGGCTCGCGCGCCGCGCGCCGGTCATGAGCGCGCACCAGCGCCAGGTCCCGGTCCTGTCCGTGCTCCCGATGGCGTACTTCGTCAACGGCGACGGCGGCCTCAAGCAGGTCACGAAGACCGGCTGGGAAGGCCTGATGCTGACCGCCGAGGAGATCGCGGTCATCGTCCCGATCCACGAATCGGTGCTCAACGATTCGGCGTACCCGCTGTGGCAGGAGATCCGCCCGCAGGTCGCCGCCGCGATCGGCCTGACCCTCGACCGCGCCGTGTTCTTCGGCAACAACCGGCCGGCCTCCTGGCCGCCATCGGTCGACCACGGCGCCCGCGCCACCACCCCGGCCAACTCGATGATCATCACCCGCGGCGGCAACACGCCCGACAAGGGCGGGATCTCCGGCGACCTCTCCGACCTCTACAGCGCCGTCGAGCGCAAGGGGTACGAGGTCTCGGGCCTGCTGCTCAACCCGATCTACCGCGGGTTCATCCGCCAGGCCCGCAACACCCAGGGCGACCAACTCGCCGAGCTCCTCAGCGGCGACGTGTACGGCTTTGAGCCGACCTACGGCCTGCGCGGCGGATGGTCCGCCGGCGCCAACGTGACCGAGGGGTTCGCCGGCGACTTCTCGCAGATGATCATCGCGATCCGCGAGGACCTGAACTGGCTGATCAGCCGCGAGTCGGTCATCTCCGACGACGACGGCAAGGTCGTCCTGAACCTGTTCCAGCAGGACAGCGTCGCGCTCCGCGTCGTTTTCCGCGTCGCGATGCAGATCGCCCAGCCG